GTGGAGATGGAGAGATTCGAACTATTATAATCACAGATAATCACTAATAATCATTAGTACTAAAAGTCAAATAGTTAAATAAATCTATATAGTCACACATAATCGCAGATATCTATAAGTAATCACATTTTTGCGTGTAAATTTGCAACGCTACACGCAAATATTAGACCTATGATTAAAAGGAGTATTACATTCGATTTAGAAAAAAGGAAGAAGGACGGAGTACTAATAGTAAAGAACGTTCCTATACGTTGCTGTATTACTTTTAACCGGCAGAGGATAACAATGTTTACTGGTCATCGAATAGATGCTGATAAATTTATACAGGTCAAAGGCATGGTAAAGAATGGATGCTATAACGAAATGGGATTTTCTTCTTCTGAGATTAATTACGACATAGAAGAAATGAGATCCACTCTTCAGGAGATTTTTCGAGAATTTGAAATAGCCAATGAAATGCCTACAACCGATCAGATCAAAGAAAAATACAAAATAGCCACAGGGAAACAACAGGTCCCGGAGGAAAAAGCAGGCTTTTTTGATCGTTATAAAGAATTTATTGATACTATTGGCAGACAAAACGCCTGGTCGGATAGATCCTTTTATAAACATAACTCAGTTATGCATTTATTGCAACAGTACAATCCTGACTTGGAATTTGACAATTTAGACGAAGAAGAATTGCAGAACATACTTGAGTTTATGAGAGTAGAAAAAAATATCAGAAATACAACATTAAATAAATACTTACGATTTATCAAACAATTTTTATCCTGGGCAGAGTTGAAAGGATATTTAACAAATGTTGCCTATAAGAGATATAAGCCAAAACTAAAAGGAGCCAACTTCGAACTTAAAAAAGTCATCTATTTAACGTGGGAAGAGTTAATTAAACTTTACACAATGGAAATACCCAATAGTCGGTTAGAACAAACCAGAGATGTGTTTTGCTTTTGCTGCTTCACCGGATTAAGGTATTCGGATGTTTATAACTTGAAAAAAATAGACATCAAAGATGCCAAATTAAATATAATCACGATAAAAGACGTAGACAACATAAGTATTGAATTAAACAAATATAGCCGGGCTATTCTTGAAAAGTACAAAGATGTAGAATTTAAAAAAGGTAAAGCATTACCAGTCCTCAGTAATCAAAAATATAATGATAACTTAAAAGAGCTTGGTCAATTAGCGGAACTAAATGAAGAAATGACAGAAGTATGGTATGTGGGGAACAAAAGAATGGAACGAGTTGTAAAAAAATACGAAGTATTAACTACCCACGTAGCTAGAAAGACATTTGTGGTTAACGCGCTTACTATGGGGATCCCCCCTCAAGTAATTATGCGGTGGACCGGCCACAATGACATTAAAGCGATGAAACCTTATACAAAAATTGTAGATAAGCTAAAAGAACAAGAAATGAAGAAGTTTGATGAAATGTGATTACGCGCGTACATATATATATTACTCTATTTTTATATTAAGAGGCCCTCCACAGTGAGGGCAACTTAATTCTGTATGATTCGACTTAGGCATAATATTTTCAGGAGATATAAATAATTGCCACATAGGAATATTCATAGCTTTAGCTATTCTTTCATAAGTTTCCCTAGTTGGATTTTTAAGCAATGCGTTAACGTTTTGCTTTTTTATTCCTATCAATTCTGCAAATGCGCTTTTAGATATGCCTCTGTTTTTAAGTATTTCTTCAATTCGATCCATAAAGATTAATTTGATCACTAAATTTACTCACCATATAAATAGTAATCTTATTTAATTGCTTAATTAATATTAAAGTACCATTATAATATTACATATATTCAGAAAGTAATGTATTAATATTACTACATTTGTCCCATAATGCTACATAAAACTAAATAGACTCGCACGTTTACCCTTTCAATGTATCTATAAGCCTTTCCTGATTAATGACAGGGAAGGCTTTTATCTTCTTCTTGGGCGACTTAATTCTATAACATTAAAAATCTGTCTCACATCTTTCAAATGGATTATTCTGTCTTCGTAGAATGGATTAAGAGAATGAATCTTGATAGTACGATTCTGTACATCATGCTCTGTTATCCTCTTTACCAAGATGCCTTCTTTATGGACGATCACGAAGTCCCATTTACGAATATGCAATTTACACTCAATCCAAAACTCCGGCTTTATCTCTCTACAAAGAAGCCTATCCCCTTCAATCAAGGAGTCCGTTGTTCCATCATCCATGCTATCCCCTTTTACTTCAAAGGCCATATAATTACCATGAGCTTCGTGGTCAACTATAAATGGTATACGAGGGAGAGTCTCTATATACTCTGCATCTGCATATCCACACATATACCCAGCATATGCGTATTGATTAACCAATGGGACATATATTATATGATCAGGAGAAATTGGTTCTGCGTTTGAAGGAATAGTTTTTATTGGTACCACATTAGACACCGGAGCATATATATCTCCCCTTCCTGTTATTAACCAATCTCTATTATACTTTGGAAAACGTGCAATTATTTTATCCACAGTAGATCTTGATGGAGTTCTATGCTTGTTAATAATAGTGCCTATAGTTGTATTACTAGCAAGCCCAATCTCATTACTAAAAGAGTTTTTATTATACCCCTCATTTTCAATTATATACTGTACTCTTTCCCATGCTTCCATATAGATTCGCGCGTATTATATGTGTTAAATAAATATAACTACACACATTTTATGCTCGCTTTTATTGTATGCGTGCAAAAAGTGCGTATATTTGCATCATAAGAACGATACAAAGATACGCAACAATAACCGTTGAAACAATAGTATGTATGTGTCATTCTTTTCTAAACTGGTGATAGTAACCAGTCAACGCTTGAAATCGCAGCTTTCCGTATCCAACGACGACATAGTGGTGCATACCTATAAATAATAGACGCAATACATACTCGTGAAAAGCAGATTCGTGACATGTCCGATGATTGCAGCGGGGCTAAATAGAAAAATACTATCGGTATTAGGCTGTATAGACTACGGTTTGTATGCAACCAAATACTTTATATAGGCTGTGTGGTGAAAAAGGGAGACACATTACTCTATAATAGGATAATCAATCCTTAGATGTAAAGAGCTTGATAACTCATCCTGGTTCGAATCCAGGCACAGCCACATTAATAATAACACTTAAATAAATATGGAAAAAGTAATAGATATCAGTAACGGTTTTAGTCCTGTAAAAATGTTTAACCAGATGAAAGTTGGAGACATTTACAAAATACCCTACGACGACAGTCGGCATAATGGTATTAAATCCGAGGCTGCCAGACGAAATAGAGATGCTAGATTAATGGGGAAATTAAAAGGGAAAATTGATCTTATTTATCGCGTGTCAACAGCTGAATATCCAGGGTATACATCAGTTATAAAACTTAAATAACATGGAACGTATATTCCCAGAACTTACTGCTGAATGTGAAAAAACTGCAATAATGTACTGTTCCGGATTGGAAAAGAAAGAAATCGCTGATATTAAATGTAGAGCAACGAGTACTATCGTTAATCAATTAAGAACAGCCTATGAAAAACTAGGCATAAGAAACGGTAGACAACTTGCTATTATATTAGCGGAGCGTCTTTCTGGCCTTCATATCACATTTGACTTTTCTTCTACCACTCGGACAGTTATAGCAGGATGTTTACTCGTATTACTAATTGTAAATCACAATATGGATATGAGAAGACAACGCTTAAGAAGTTCCAGATCTAATAATAACATAGAATTGATCTGCCGAGTAAAGACAATATCTAGAGGAAGAAACATATTACTCACCGCTTAAAACAATCAATAATGGATATAGCAAATATGCCAGCAACAGAAATTACAGCAGGTCAATTGGCAGACCTAATTATCCAAAAACTATCAAATAAAATAGAACCAGCTGAAAAGCCTAAATTATCCCGAGGACTTGATGCTTTGGCGCAAAAACTAGGAGTCAGTATAAGTACTGTTGTTCGATTAAAACGAACTGGTGTGTTTGGTGACTCCATAAAGCAAAATGGAAGAGTTATTCTTGTTGACCTAGATAAAGCTGTCGAATACTATTTCGACAAAACAAAGAGAAAACAAAGAAGATAATCACGCTGTGAAGCGTTACATCGGTTAAGTTTATTTTCCGGGTGAAATTCCCGGATCTGGGGGATTAGCTCAGTGGTAGAGCGCGTTTTATCGATCATGTAACGAAGTCGGCAGTTCGAACCTGCCATCCTCCTCTTGTGTAATACGAATTATATAAGACTAGGTTTAATAGTTTTGGACTGCACCATCCGTGAGGCTCGTGCAGTTTTTTATCAGCAAACAATAAAATCAAATATATATGAAAAAGGTATTTCTTGCGATCCTGCTATTCGCAGGTTTTATCCTCGTGATATCCGAAAGTGACACCTTTGTGCCCAACGTTTTAGGATTAATAATGTGCTGCATATCGGCATATAACCTTAAAGTCTTTAAGGCATGAGGGATATTTATATAAAGGACCCCGACGGCGATTATGATTACGACGGGGAGGAAGAGACAGAAGATCTCGAAGAGATTTATCAGAGAGACTGGGAAAATTCGACTTTGTATTGGTAATATCATCTAAATAAATAAAAAAAATGGATAAAAATGAAATTTTAAACAGCAACTGTGGTGTCCGTCGTAGCGCAGCCGGCAACCCTAACACACTAAATCACAAAGAAACAACTCATGATTTTATAGTTACTGACAACTATGTAGCAGTAAAAGGTACTAACCATATGTGGTATAAACACAATAACCCCCAAATAGCACCTTTTTACACATGTGGATGCTTCTATGGATCAAGAGAGCAACTCCTGACAAGGATTTATTCAATTGATAATCTTAGTTGTGATCCTGCAATTAGGGTAAGGATACTCAAAGCATTAGATAAAAAATTCAAAGAGGTATTTGGTAGATAATTGACCCTCCCGCAATTCCGAGGTGTAAATCTAGTTTCAGGCCGGCAACCGCAAATCTTGACAGTGGTAGACCTTGACATTTGCAATGGTTCGGCAGACAGAAACACGGTAGGAATTGCAGAAGGGACAACAGGGCATATAGTTTAACGGGAGAACATCACCGCACGGTGAAGGATGGGGTTCAACTCCTTAATGTCCACAAACTAAACATAAATCATATGGAAAGATCTGAATCAATAAAAGAGATAGCAAATGCTCTTTGCAAATTTCAACAAGAGGTTGGCAAAATTAAAAAGTCAGCCAACAATCCGTTCTTCAAATCTAAATATGCCACATTGTCTGATATATTAGATGTAATACAAGAACCTTTGTCCAATAGCGGATTATCAGTAATGCAACTACCAGTAGGAGAAAACGAACTAGAGACCATAGTAATGCATATATCTGGAGAATTTATTTCGAGTAAATATACTATGCGACCTACTAAAAATGACCCACAAGGAGTTGGCTCATGTATCACATATCAAAGAAGATATGCATTGGGGGCTGCATTAAGTTTGAATATAGATGAAGATGATGACGGAAACAAAGCTTCACAAAATACCATTTCTAAACCATCAAATTCTAATCAAAAAAAAGTCCTTACAAGTGATCACTTGAATAATAAAGAATCAATGGAATCAATGTGTAAATGGATTTATAAAAATGCCTGTGAAGCTAAAAAGAACAAGCAAAGATTTTCGATAGCCGATTTAATAGAGAAAAATTATAAAGTAACTCAAGTAGAAATCAACACAATAGCAGAAATATATGAACAATACAAAATAAACAACAATTTATCATGAGCAATATAAAAATACTTGATTCTTACCCATTTAACAGGGCAGAACAAACCGATTTAGCGAACAGATTGATATCACCTGTATTAGATGGTGATATCAACCCAATTGAGGCTGTTGTAAAAGCTAAAAGCATAATAGAGGCACTAACAAAGTTCCTCAATGATGATAGAATAAAAGATTGTACAATGTCAGAAATTGAGAAATATGGTAAAGAGACATCATGGAATGGAGCTAAACTTGCAATAAAAGAAGTTGGTGTAAAATACGATTACACAAACTGCTCCGACCCCATCTACAAAGATTTACTTCAGCAAAAACAATTGCTTGATAAAAAAATAAAGGATAGAGAGGGATTTTTGAAATCTTTATCTGAAAGAACAACGATAGTTGATGATGAAACAGGCGAAGTTTCAACAATCATCCCTCCCGTCAGAATGGCTAGTCAAGGATATTCAATAACATTTTCAAAATAATCAATTATGGCAAATTTATATGGATCTATCTGTTTATCAGATATACCACGCGAAGTTATGAAAAAGGTAATGACCTCGAAAGGAGAAAAAGTTTTTGTAAACATTTCAATCGGAGAAAAGAAAGAACCGATTACATTCGGAAACAGAACATACACACATTACGTGTCTTGCGCTCCTAAAAAAGATGAAAGAGTGGAAGGTGTTTTTTATGGTATTGGCGACTTGATGGAGTCAAATCCAACTCCTGTGGTGCCATCACCGGAAGATGTTAATAACGCAGAGCATTTAGGCCCAGCAGATGATCTTCCCTTTTGATATATGATATTCAACACAGACAACACCTTCGATCGTAAAAAAGCGGAGGTATATTTTGAAAAGCTTATATCATCCGGTAAAATAATTGAATTGTCCGAGAAGAGAAAGGGTAGAACTTTAAATCAAAATTCCCTTTTTCATTTGTGGGTGCAAGTTATAGCAGATCACGTCGGATATACCTCTATAGAAAACTGTAAAAGAGACATAAAAAGGGCTCTATTAGGTACAAAAGAGGAAGCAAGTCGGATAACCGGAGAGATACAGCAAGTCGATTACAAGACTTCTGAAATGAGTTCTTCTGAATTATCATCATTTATGGATAAAATGAAGATTTGGGCACAATCAGAGTTAGGATGTTATCTTCCTTACTTCGGTGATCCCGGATATGAAGAAATGGTAAAAGAATACAGATACAAATGAAAGAGAATTCACCACCTCAATACCTTCTTTCCTCGCTTCTTCGCCATGCCAGAGTAGCTGCCGATCATTTTGAGCCTGCCGGAAAGAAACCAAAGGTGGTGGATTCTGCCAGGTTACTAAAGAAAGATTTAAAGAAATTGGAAAAGTATATCAACAAATAAAATAGACAATCATGTTGACATTTGAAGAACTAAAACAAGATTTACTTGACAGAGCAAAAAAAGCAAATGCTTGTCATGGAGGGTATAAAATGGGATTGAACGCAAAAACAAAGCCGATCTATTAAAAGCAATAACAGACAATTGGTTTTGGGTTTTGAAATCATCAAATATGATAGATGCAAATTATCTTGAAGAACAATTTACCGAAGCTGAACTACAAGAAGCTGGCATATATACAAGAAAAGAACATGTGGTAAGAACTGATTCATTTGCTTGCGGCTCTGCAACGGTCAAGGCTTACGGCTCTGCAACGGTCAAGGCTTACGGCCAATCTTACGTAGAAGATTGTACAGGCAAAATCAGACCAGAATCAAACTTTGCAATAGTAAAAGATTATTACAATCATAATATCTACATAAAAAAAGGAAAATTTGAAATTATTGAAGTTGAATAAATAATATAAAGTATGGATAAATTTTTAGGTCAAGAAATCCCCGAGAAGGATAGATGGCAATTTTTACAAGATAATGCCGATGCGGTAGAAGAGATTGGCTATACTCACCGTTTTACACCGGAAGAGTTAGCACAAAAGAAAGAATCTCTTGCTGAAACCTCGATTAAAATCAATGATATTGAGGTCGAAAAGAAAGAAGTTGTAGATGGGTACAAAGAACGACTTAAGCCTTTAAATGAGGTGAAAGTAAAACTTCTTGAAAACATCAAGAAGGGCTCTGAATATGTGGATAATGAAAAGTGCGCTAAAATACTCTTTCATGAAGAAAAGATGGTCGGGTATTATAATCAGCTAGGGGAATTGGTTTATTCCCGTCCGATCATGCCTCAAGAAATGCAAAAGACAATTTTTAATATGAATCGTAAAACAGGAACAAATGACTGAAAGTAAATTAAACGTGGTTGTGCCGAAAGATTACAACGGTGCACCAATTGAAGTTGTATTGAGAGAAGGTGAAGCTGCTAAACAACTTCCCAAAAGAGAACCTATTCCGGTGAATATTACTGGAACGATTGATAGTCCTTTACGTTGGCTTGAAAAACGTGTTGAATTAATCAATCAAAAGACTGCTAATATCGCAGTAAACCGTGATGATATGGAGATCAGCCTGATAGATAAAGAAAACGACTACTATAATAATGGTATTCGCGGTGTATTGGAAGCCTCCAAAGAGATGAAGGAGTTTGGCATTAACGGCGATAAGAAATGGGATCCAATTAAACTATCCAAATTTTTGAAGATGCACCGTGCCTTTTTTACTGACAAGTCACAAAATATGATGCTTGTTTCTACCTTGAAGAACTTCAAAGCTAAAGTAAACCAGGACATCGAGCGCAGCAAGGAAGAAAACGGTAGCAAGGTGGATAACTACTCGCAGGTTGTTGATTCAAATTTACCGAAGTCTTTCAAGCTGAATATTCCTCTTTTCAAAGGCTTTTCTTGCGAAGAAATCGAAGTTGAGATTTATGCAGACGTTGACGGTCGAGATGTTTCCTTATCTCTTGTGTCCGCTGGTGCAAATGAAGCGATTGAGGAATACAAGAATAAAGTAATTGACGAACAACTGGATGCGATCAGACAGATTGCTCCTGATATTGTAATCATTGAAGTATAATTAATTAACAAACAAAGCCGCTGTAAAGGACAGCGTGAGGTGAGAAACCTCTGTTTATATTATTTGGCAGCCGGGAAAGACCGGCAAATGGGCGTAAGCACTGGTTGTGTTTTCTTATTATGTATAAGTGCACAATATACGTTGTAAGGTCTTGCTGAATTATGAAGCTTCAATCGGCAAGTTAATCATGATTGCTGGTACTACCCAATTATGGTTTAGCGGGTTCGATTCCCGATACGCCCACAATTAAAAGAACAAACCATTATGATTAAAAGAGACAGAGTAATAGGAATAGACCCTGATTGTGACAAATCAGGAGTAACAGAACTACATGTTAAGTCAAGGTGCTTAAACGTGACTAATCTTTCATTTCCCCTTCTTGTTGACTACTTAAAGATGCTGAAAGAAGATTTTGTTGATCGGCAAAAAGAATCGGTTATAGTAGTTGTTGAAGCTGGCTGGATGAATGAAAGCAACTGGCACGCTACACGCTCTTCTCCTGCTGCCGCTGCTAAGATAGGTCAAAACACTGGTCGAAACCACGAGGTAGCTCGTAAGATAGCAGAAATGGCAAGGCATATAGGACTTGAAGTTGACGAAATTAAACCTCTAAAAAAATGCTGGAAAGGCAAAGACGGGAAGATTACTCAGGAAGAGTTGTCTAAGATTGTTGGAGGATTAGATAAAAGGTTAAATCAGGATGCCCGGGATTCCTGCATCCTCTCATGGGTCTATGCAGGATTACCAATAAAATTATAATATGGCAAAGAAAGAAATAATTCAAGCAAAATGCAAAGATTGCATACACTCCTCTCCCTTCTCCGAGCTTGTTATTACCTGCTCTGAGAAAAAGATGAATTTAGTTGGCAATTCAACAAGGATATGCCATTTGTTTAAAAAAGAAATAATCATTAATAAGTCATGAAAACATATCAATTTGAAGAAATAACTTTCTGGTTGTCATTTATTGCCTATCTACTATGTAGAATAGCAGAAGTATCAGACTTGGTGACTAAAGGACTAATGTTTATTGTTATTTCCTTTGGCATATCCGCTGTTTATTTTGCTTTTAAAGAGGTTAAAAAACGAAAATAATATGGATACCCCTACTCTATCTATAAAACACATTGATATAAGCAACTTTCAATATACCATATTGGAACGTGATATGTATCAATGCGAAAGATGCTTGTCTACGGTGATGGATGGTGCGCCAATAAGGCCATATCTCAAAATAGACGGCATGAACAAAGATGATCCAAACAATTATTTCTGCTCATGCCCGGATTGCGTAGATGTTTTAAAATGGATTTATAAAAATAAGAACAATGGCTAGAATAAGGTCTATAAAACCCGAATTTTGGGAAGATGAAAAAATAGGTAGTTTGCCTATTCCTTGTCGATTATTTTATATAGGCCTCTGGAACCTTGCCGATGATCAAGGTGTGTTTCGCGCAAATTCCTCAATATTGAAATCTCGAATTTTCCCATACGATGAAAATTTAAGGGTATCTGAAATTTCAAAATGGCTTGATGCTCTGGTAAAAGCCCAAATGATAATACCTATTAGTTACAAGAACGAAAGCTATTATATAATTCGCACTTTTCGTGACCATCAAAAATTTGACCCAAGATATCCTAACAATTTGATTCCTAAAGAAATAACAGATAATATACTGAATAATGAAAGTGGACACATAGATAACCCATCGTGTACCCATCGTGTACCCGTCGTGCACCCACCACGGGAAAGGGAAGGGGAAGAGGGATATATAGAATCTAAAGATTCTCTTGACGAATATTCTTTTGAGGCGGTATGGGAAATGTATGAAAAGAAGGGGACGTCCAAGGTAGCTCGTAGTAGGTGGGATAAATTGCCAAAGATAAAAAAACAATTGGCATTAAAGCATATTCCCCTGTATGTTCAGGCTACCCCAGAAAAAAAATACCGGAAAAACTTTGAAACATACATCAACCAAGAGGCATGGAATGATGAAATATTTACTTTCGATCAAAATCAGAGCAGTGACCTAGGCGAAGGAGTATGGGTTGAAAATGGGAAGAAATACTATGGGGACAAAAATAATCCTAGAGAAATTCCTATGTCGGCACCTAAACGCCCCGGCAAACAATATGCTTATGATCGAGAAAAAAATAATTGGACGATATTATGACTTGGGAAGAATTGAATATCAAAATACCATATGGTAGGACTTCTGGGAAAATCAAGACATTTTGCCCTGCTTGTCATAACAAGAGAAACAACAAGGCGGATAAATCATTGTCTGTAAACTTGGACGAAGGCTTATATAAATGCCATTATTGTGGTTATTCCGGCTGTATAAAAGAATTCCCTAAGAAAATCAAGAAAGAATACGTTCGTCCCACATGGAAGAATGAGACTAAATTATCCGAAAAGGTTGTAAAATACTTTGAAGGAAGAAGGATTCCGCAAGATATACTCAGAATCATGAAAATATCTGAAGGTATGGAATTTATGCCACAGGATAATTGTAAGATGAATACTATTCAGTTCAATTATTTTCTTAACGGGGAACTTGTAAATGTCAAGTATAGGACAGGGAATAAGCACTTTAAATTAATTCCTAATGCCGAACTTATCCCCTATAATCTTGATGCAATAAAAAACTCCAAAGAGTGCATCATTACAGAAGGAGAATTTGATTGTCTGTCTTTTATCTCTTGCGGATTCACTCATACCATCAGTGTTCCAAATGGAGCTAGCGCAAATACATCTTACCTTGATGACTACTGGGAGGATTATTTCGAAAACAAAGAGACTGTTTACATAGCTTCAGATACAGACGCAAAGGGGATAATACTCAGAGATGAGCTTGTGAGGCGTTTTGGAGCCGATAGATGCAAGATTATATCTTACGGGGAAGATTGTAAGGACGCGAATGAATTACTCGTTAAAAACGGCTCATATGCGTTAAAGCAAGCTGTAGAAAATGCGTCAGAGCTAAAGATTGATGGAGTATTTACTGTTTCTGACTTTGAGGATGAATTGGATATTCTCTATGACAAAGGTCTCCAAAAGGGCTTTACTATCGGATTTGACAACTTTGATGCGTTATGTTCTTTCGAAACTAAACGGATGTGCATCGTTACCGGTATTCCCGGCAATGGTAAATCCGAGTTTTTAGATGAGATAGCTGAAAGACTTAATACTCTTTATGGTTGGAAGTTTGCATACTTCTCTCCTGAAAATTTTCCTTTGAAATACCATGCATCAAAAATGGTTAGTAAAATTACTGGGAAAAAGTTTGATAAAATAAGCCTTCCACTTAACGAGTATAGGCAAGTAAAGCAGTATATGAGCGATAATTTCTTTTTCATCTTTCCAGAAGAAGGTTTTTCTGTAGATACTATATTGGAAAAAGCCAAATATCTGATAAGAAGAAAAGGAATAAAAGCTCTTGTTATTGATCCCTGGAACCGATTAGAGCACCAAATACCTTCGGGTATGAATGAAACTAATTACATAAGTCAAACTCTTGACAAGTTTACAAACTTTGCACAAAAGTATGACATATTGTTTTTCTTAGTTGCTCATCCCAGGAAAATGAGTAAAGATGCGAGTGGACAATTTGAGGTACCTACTCTATACGACATCAATGGTTCAGCTAATTTTTACAATAAGACAGACTACGGTATAACCGTACAAAGAAACAAAGAGACCGGGACCGTTGGCGTGTATGTGCAAAAAGTAAAATTTAAGCATTTGGGAGAAACAGGTAATGCTACTTTCAAATACAACATCAACAATGGCAGATATGTTCCATATTACGAATCACAAGATCCTATTTGGGATAATTCAAATCATTTGATTAACAAAATAACTAATCAGCTAAAAGAGTCAGAAAGAATTGAATTACCCTTTGAGATGTATAACGGGGAAGAGGTCCCATTTTAAATCATAATCATGAAATCAGAAAAGAAATATTACCACCTCCTCACAAAAGAAGAGTCCGAATACGCTATGTCTTTACCGGAACATGTATTCCGACGAAGATACAAAGAGCCAGACCAATGCAGATATTCGGATGCAATGGATAGACAATTCGGATGTGCCTGGATTTTTAGAGATGAGAATCAGAGAACTGATATCGTAAAACAATGCAAAGAATGTCTTTGCAGGGCTATAAATAAATAACAACATGAAACAATACAATAGTTGGAACGAAATAGATCAAGACACAGGAGGACTTGTAACGTCTCTCACATACATCGTTCTGTTTCTCAACGATCAAGTGTACAACTCGACAATTGAATTGAGAGACAATATCAAGGATACCTCTTTTTACAAGCATGAGGTAAAAAACATGTCAACGACCTTTACAGGTTTATGAGGTCATATAACACCAACATCGGTGTTACCGCCAAGGTCAACCAAGAAGCATTAGCGATAATCACTCAAAGCATGGAAGACGATATAAAACCTCATATTGACCGATATGGCTTTGCCGTCAGCCAATCATTACATAATGCCGGTATACATGGACGACTGAACAATTTGATATCCATATCATCCACGATCGACATGTTGTGCCAGGCATCTAAAATTACAATACGGGACTTTTATACGGCAATTAGCAAGTACGCACCACTTGCCTGTAACCCGTTATTGTATCTTTCGATGGATAAAGCCATGTTTTTAACAAGGCGTATAACAGACTGCCTTACCCCAAAAGATGTACATATAGACCTTAATGAAATACCGACAATATCAACAGCTTTTCAAGCAATTGCCAACAAGTTGTTGAGTCCTGAGGTATTTGAAAAAGCTTTTAGCGAATGCGAAATACAATAAAAATAATGAAACTAAAATAACGTTCCTACTTATTTTAGTTTTTCAGCAAAAATTAAAATAACAACTAATATGGAATAAACATGAATGGTAGAACTTTAATCCCATATCAGGGTAGAATTTATATCACACGAGAAGGAATATATGAACCTGTAACCGTTGTGTCAAATATTGTTTCTGGGGTATCGAAATCATTATCTGATTTTGATAATACTCCTCCTATTACTTTTTCAATTCCCCATTCAAGGATAAAAGCATCTATTCTAGGGGGTGAAAGCAAAATAAATCCTCTAAAAGCGAAAAAAGTAATGAGTTTGTTGAAACAAAATATACAAAAATTATGGTAGAACTGATGGATAAAAGGACATTGAAAATAGATGTAATTGGCCCAGTTGAAGGGACTGATATTGTGAAATGTAAATTGCGCGTAAACGGACGTACATGTGCATTTTGGACTACACAATCAAATTATGAAGCTCTGATGTATGATAATATTTTCATTCGAGATGGAAAGGAAATAGACTCTGATGGCGTGATAAATACAACTAAGGTTTTTATTGAAGAAGATTGATTTTAAAAAATCATGAATGAAATTTGGCATGATATAGGAGAGCCCAATTATAACACTCCAGTTGTTGTGATTGATAGAAATGGAAGAATCGTATATTTTGGGTATTACGGTCCCCGTTTGATAGAAAACGATGAAAGATGGGCTTATATGATAGAGCTAGTTAATAATACATGTGGCAAAGAAACTTCTAACGCCACAAGTTCTAATATTGAAAAATATATTGACCTTACCCATAAGTTATCATTTGAGAATATGGGTAAAGCTTGTAGAGAATATCTTGAAAAAGAAGGCCATCCTTGTGATAAGTGTAACTGTAATATATAAAAATAATATGAATTTAATTGATGCATGGGTAACAAAGGTTCAGGAAAAGCCTTATTACGAATACGACAAATGGTGGGTTAAAGTCGAATCTGTTGACGAAGGTGGAAACGGCACTAGTACTCTAATGTTTGAGACTAAAGAAGAGGCTGACAGAGTTCAACCAGGTTATAAATTTCAACATTAAAAAAAGATGAGTGAAAGAAGAGTTGTTTATTTTGGAACAGACGGTTGTGCTGGACATGCGGCTATTCCAATTACTGGGAAATTTTCTGATGAAGAACTAAGGGAGGTAGAATCAATCGACGACGATGGTTTCTACAGAGTGTTTAGAAAAAACGAGTTCAAAATAGCAAAGTTTAATAATTATACAATTTTGGGATTCCCAGCAAGTCCTGATGATGATAGAGGAGGAAGTAAAACGGTTGTTATGATTGAGGGGGAGGCTACGGAAGTTGACTTTATAATACTTTTGAATAGTGTTCCTTTTCTTGAAAGACAGTTTAATAAACTTGCGAAGATGTTTAAAATTAGTATCTGGAAAGAATAACAATAAAAAATTATGAAGCAAGTAAAAATAAATGGCGAGTGGATTACACCACCTGCTGAAAACTTAATAGGGTGGCTCCGTGAGCCTATAAAAGTAGTTTTGACCCCACTACTTACGGTGGATCGTTACCTCCAGCGCTGGGAGTTAATAACGGATATGAGAAATCGAAAAATCACAATTAGAAAATAACGAATATGAGCAAACAAAATAATTACCGTTATGTAGCCTATGACGCTGCAAACGGAGAGTATGAAGAGTTTGAAACACTGAAAGAGGCAGAAGATTGGCTAACAGAAGATGATGGAGAAGGTATCTCTGATGAAGCATGTTGCGGTCAAAACTACATCGCCGAAATTCAGTATAGATCTGTTGTCACCAAGATCGATGAAAAAGCAAATTATCATGTGCATACAGACGAATGTCCGGATGATTGCGATGAAGAAGAATGGCCGTATTCAGACGATTTCGATTGGATAGGGCATCATTCGTATGAAAAAATAGACTGGAGTAAAGCTAACAATTAAAAAAAGATGAATATGAATAAATATAAAATTGGAGACAAAGTCCGCATCAAATCCATCGAATGGTATAATCAAAATAAAGAAGAGCACGGCTTGATTATTAATGATGCTGAAGAAAGTAATGTATTTTGCTCTGGCATGTCACCATATTGCGGACGAGAACTTACCGTAAAGGCTATATATCCTGATGGAAAGTATTCTCTAACAGATAATACCGGAATTGGAGAAAGTGACCTCTATATGTGGTCTTGGGAAGAATGGATGTTTGAAGAATAATTAAAAAGTAATGAATCATGGAAAAAATTTATAAATACCCTCTTGCACTAGAGGATAAACAAACGATAGAAATGCCGATAGGCTCTCAAATATTATGCGTCCAGACACAATTCAACCAACCTTGCATCTGGGCCATGGTCAATCCCAATTTGCCTCCAATTGGGGTAAAGATCGAAATCTACGGGACAGGTGGAAGTATCACAAATCCATTTCCTAGCTATCTGAAATATATAGGTACATTCCAAATTAATAACGGACATGAAGTGTATCATGTGTTTTTAAATGAATTAGTGTCGGTTCCTATCAACCCTAAAAAAAGTAAATAATGATATACAAAAGTCACAATCACGCCTACTATAAAATAGAAGATGGATTGCTTTATGAAGCATACACCACTATACGCGGTCCGAGATTTAGAACTATTGGACGGTTAAAGTATCCTGACAGGAAAAGGGTACCACCTGAAGAGATAAGCTTGGTTGAGCAGGCTTTACGAGAATGGGGTAATGTTTAACGTATAAAAGAAAATTAAGTATGAATCTAATTGATGCATTTGTTAACAAAGTTTTGTCTGGAGTTTATGAACAGTATGGTAAATTTTGGGTGAAAGTCTCCTATACAGATATGGGAGGAAGCGGTGAAACTACCCTAGTGTTCGATACTCCAGGCGAAGCTATTGATGTTAAAGAAGGATATAAATTTCAACATTAAAAACAACTGAATCATGGTAACATTTTGGGAGGTATATCAAAAGGCAGTTAAAGAAAATGGCTGTAATGCCGAAGAAACATTTGCCCTGTCTATGTTTATCGCCGGCGCCGAATGGCAACTGCAACAATTAAGCCATCCCGATCCTCCCGGAGAACAAGGAGCGGACGGTACTATAACCATTAAGGAAGTGATGAAAGAAAAGGCTATCGAAGCCTTTAATGAAGCGATGATTTATTTCGAATCACCGGACTGCCCAACAACGGAGGAAGCTTTGAAACATTTTATCGCTAGCCTGGATCAGGGGCTAGATAGTGGTTGTTCGGAAAACCGAACAACCGGTAAAAACAAAAGAATCATGGATATATTCAATTTATATTTCAAGGTGCCAATTAAAAGCCTTGAAGAACGAGAAAAGGTCGTAAATCACCTGCGGGAAGCCGGGTTTTATTATCCGGATGATGATATAGATAAAAGCGAAGTTATCGGTATTCTGGTTGGGAATGCTTATATCGGCGAAATGACAACTGAGGTCGGATATAACGATTGTCAACATCAGGAATTTACGGTAGAGGAAGTCTTAAATATGAAATTTAGTCAGGATCATGGATAAAGAATATCTTGAACAGGAGTTAGAAGAGTGGCGAAATATCCAAGCTACATTAATTGAGTTCCTCGGAAGATGTAGCACCGAAACAACGGCCTACGTCTGTGGAGCATTGGGTGAATTAGCAGAGAGTTTAGAAGACTGGTAGGCTCAATCATGGAATGTAGATATAAACCAGAGAAATGGGTGAGTGAAGACAGGCCGCCTCATGATTATCCGATCGGTACAAAATTCAAGGCTTTAAATGGTGGATATTGGATACGAAACTCGTATGGTTTCAAATGGTACTGTGGGGCAACGTTTCCTACTCCAGGAGGTGATTGGGATGGATCAGTCTGTTTTCCTGAATAGCTCAAATCACGAAATAATTGAACCTTATGGTGTAAAGGTCAACCGTAAAATATGATGGAAGGAAAAGGATATATTATCAAAGATGAAGCGATGGCTATGACCGGAAATATTGAATTTGTCAAGTCTAAAAGCTATTCAATCATAGCAATGAACTTAGAAACAGTAAATGATGTGGATGAAGTAATCCGCCAGTGTGAGTCTATTAAAGAGCAGATAAGTGGCGGATTACCGATTGATTAATTAGTCTTTTACAATACCTAATAAAAAGTCATGAAACAGACAGTTGAAGAAGCCGCAAAACTAAAAGCTTTGGATATATGCCCGATAGAAGGGGAAGCTACAAGAATATTCATAATGGGGGCACAGTTTGGTGTTGAATGGTTATCCAAGCAATTTCCATGGGTAAGCGTTAAGGACAGATTGCCGGACAATGATGAGATGGTATTGTGTCTGATGAAAAGTAATAATGCGATAGTAAGTGGTTACATAGCAGTACGTCCCGATAATAAGCTGGTCGTATTGACTGATCCGAATTTTCATTTTGAGGATTTAGGAGCCTATGAACCTAAGGCATGGATGCTGATACCCGATTATGCTCAAATCACGGAAAATATGAAATAAACAGCAAAGCTGTCCGGCTGGCTCCTGGACAGCTTTGTAAACTCTCATTAGCAGCCTCTAATTCCTATTTTATTTACCCATTAAATAAGATACATCAACCTTCGAAGCCTGCATATTTTCTCATTAAAGTTTACCGGCTCGAAGTCAAGGGAATCAACTAGGCGATCGACTTCTTTCCTAGCTGATTCCCTTTTTAACTTCTGTATTTCCTTGTCTTTTTTTCGCATAATCGTTTCTTTTGATGTTTGTGGCAATCGCAGCTACAAATAAACATCTGTATGTCTTTTGATAGCTTTCTACCGATGTATCCTGCCAAATAAGCTATTTCTTCCCCTCCTGCCGGCATTTTATAGACTATGGCTATGTGATCCTCCAAATGCCTTAATTCATGCATCAGAGAGTCTGAAAACTCTTCCGAAGAAGATGTCTTTCCGATAACCATAACAGACTCTCTTAGATGATAATTCGAATAGGTTAAGCCTGTGTTGAGTTTGCATGCTTCCAAATTACGATATGATTCTTTCAATTTTTGAGGGGGACAACCAATACTTTTTAGGCAGTCCATTATCTCATCAGTCCAATAACATGTGACATGGTAAAATATATGTACTAGCCAATTGTATTTAGGTATGTTTAGCTCCCGGTAAATCATCGTTTTACAGCATTAAATTTTCGTTCTATCTTTCTGCGTTGCTGTCTGGATAGATTTGTGTTATTCAAACTATTTACGACGGAAGCAACTTTATCATAATCCTTTTTTGGCATACTAGCCAGCACGTCCGAGGGGGACTCTCCCTTAAGGATACGAAATATGTAACCCCATCCGCTCATTAGATCATTTCCTCCCAAATTATAGGTGTTCCGGAACCGATCATATCTGCATAGAATCGTGTGAATACAATACCATCGTAAGCATCCGGATCGTCACAGACATTTTTAATATGCAGAGCTGCATATTGTTCATTTGGCACAGAAGAGCCTAAATAATCGGCCTTGCACATATTAGCCGCATATACATAATCGAAGCCTCCTTTTTTCTTTACTTCAACACTGTATTTTTTCAACAGTTCATCTACCTGCTCTTTCGTCCAAGGTGTGATTTTCACTTTCTTGCCGTTACCGTCTTCTTTTTCCATCATGGATACAGCAAAATCACACATGGCCTTGCTAAAATGCCATCCGTATTGCGAAAGGTAAGCTTTCATGCCGGAAGGAAATTCGTCATACATATCTAGTCTCATATTATTGTCTATTTTAAATGAAGGGGAACACCGTCCCCCTTCTGATTAATAACGTCTACGTCTGCGGTACTCTCCCGCGTAACGACCGGTCCCTTTTACACCGCGTCTCTCTCCATAACCGTCACCACCTCCACGTGACCAATCACGACGAAATTCATCGTTATCATCGTCATCATCTTCCCTGAATCCCATGCCGCCATCCATAGCCTTTCTTTTGCCTTCTTTGCAGCCGAGTTTGTAGGCCTCTTCCATAGCTTCCATCAAATCTTCGTCCTCATAGGCGTCAAATTCTCTGTAAAGCTCTTCTAGTTTTCTTGATCCCATATTACGTTGTTGCTTTTTTATTGTTAGTACTCTGTTTTTCAAGAAGAAGAGACTTAAGTTCTTCGAATCCGCCACCAAACATCTTCTTCATTTCCGCAATTTCATTTTCAAGACTTTGAATCTTACTTTCCTGTTCTTTTTCCTTTTTAAATTGTGGATTAAGCTGGTTAAGCATCAATTCGCAATTGTCAATGATTGACTTATGAGTCTCTATGCTCGCCAATATCTGTTGACTGTTTTGCAGCATGGCACTAATCTCCTGATTGATCATCGTTTGATCACAGGATAACACCAATTTTTCACCATTTTCCGGTTTATAATCAGCGATAGACTTGTCTGCTGGGACAGATGACAACTTAACCGTATCATCTCCAACCTTGACTGATATGTCAATGATCATTTCAGGCTGCATAGCCGGATATCCATTTACCATATTCTGAGGCTTCGGACGTAAATTGGTTACTCCTATCACGCTTCCTATTTCGCAAAATGGTTTATCTGTTTTATGCAAGATAAAATACCTATTGCCTTCTCTTAGTTCTTTGAATGTCATTTTCTTCTTGATTTAAAAGAGAGCCGGAGTTACCCGGACTCTCATCATTTACTTTTTACCGCGCTTGTTTCTGCCGGAGTATTACCACCCTGGTCAGCCGGAGTAGGATTGTTTGATGATTTTACACCTAACAGACGGAATATTCCCTGTGGTTTATTAAACCAAACAATATGCTCTGTGTAACCACCTACCACTGGTGATCCGCTACCCGTATCTACCGGAACGTTTACATCACTACCTATAACCTGGACATTATGATGGTCGACTACCGGAATCCGATTGGTGCCGATTTGAGTATCTTGTGACGGAACAGTGGTCGCATATCCATTGGGCATAACCACATTAACCGGATAAGTAGCCTCAGTAGTCGTAACAGGATGTCTTACCCTCCAGATTAGCACCCCAATCTCCGGAAGTGCACACCATTCGAACGGATTAAGCCCGAAATCAATCTGCGACTCTTCGCCTGTAGGTGTAGTAACAACCTTTCCTGTTGTTGATAAGACATAGATTCCATTCACGTCAACCCTGGGGACGCAAGTTCTTACATTAAATCTTGCTGTCATATTATCCCCTCCTTACACTAAGCCGTTATAAGCGCAACCACATCCTTCGCGAGTAACCTGTACCTGCATTGGATTGCAACAGTTCGGATTCGGAACGAAATAAGCCGGGATAGGGCACGGAGACTTAAGCTGAGCCACAATGTTTGCAGTCTGAGCAGCCTGTGAAATACCCAATTCCAATGCAGATTTTTCCTGACGCAAAGTATCAATCTTGCTCTGCATTTCGCGCATTTCAAGCTGACAGAATTTGTCATTGATAATTTGAGTCTGAGCATCAATCTTAGCGCCTAAGATGTTAAACTGTGTGTTAGAGTTGCCCGTCAAAGTATTAGTTTGATTAACAATAGCTAACTGATTTTCGTAACCCTGTGTGGTGATAGCGTTACGGACATCGCAGCAACATGAAGCAATCTGACTCAACAACTGATTGTTACCGGACTGAATGGCATTGATGATCTGCTGAGAAGACAAACCAACCTGGTTACCCACGTTCTGAATCTGACCCTGAATCTGACAGATAGCATTTTGCAACTGTTGAGTAGAACAGTTCAGCGAGCTTGACAACTGACCTATAGCCTGTCCATTGCCTTGAATTGCATTCATAAGAAGTTCACGACCGGCGTCGTTGTTAAGTTCAGCAGGTAAACCGCCGCCGTTACGGTTATTGCCAAAGCCGTTACCATTGCCCCAACCGCCAAAGACGAAGAAAAGCAGAATGATCCAGATCCACCAACAACCACCGCCACCCCAAGCATCTTGATTGCCTTTGTTGTTCATCAAAGCTGCAACTAGATTAGGGTCTAACGATTTTCCGCCACCTCCCATTAGACTAGGAAGAAACGCCATGATGTCAAATTTGCTTCCACCGGAATTTCCACCTTCAGGAGTACCGATAAAATAATTTCTATCCATTTTGTATATCTTTTTTGTTGTAGCAGGAAATATTCCTTACCGACACAAAACTACAGATACACATCTAGTCTATAAATCAATGATTTCCTTGTGATTTCTTTATATTTTCGTATTGTATTCTCAACATTTTCCCACGTTGTATTCGGTCGGAAAAACCGGATAAAATATAGTTTATAGAACGTTTAGTCTTGTTGGTCTGCAAAGCTATTTGAGAAGGATAAAAACCACGTTCGTAAAGAAGATGAACAAGCAAGTAACGAGCGTCGACAATTTCGGCTTCCTTACTATTTGAAAGGATTTCGTTAGTTGATATCTCTGTTTCTTTTGAAACAATTCTTAATATTTCGGCAAAGATTTCTGATTTACACATAAAATTTGAATTTTAATTTTACCTTTGCCCTTGCTACATAAAACATACTATACAATGCAACAAAAGCGTAACCATTCGTGTTGAAGACATTAGAGTCCCCAACGTGCGAGTGGTTACGCTTGTGTATCAGTTTTATGTAGCAGTTAAACGGATACGTTGGGGGCTTTTATTTTACCTCTGAAGCCCCAGAAAAGAGGTGCTTATGAACAAAAAGCTATTTCGTTACCATAGTCTATAATAGATTCCTACCCCAACATAAGGAGATAAACCAGACCGACCAACACCGTAGCCTCCGACAACCCCCAATCCCCACTTACGAGCAGGCATTGTTTGTGTAATATAAACTGTCTTTGGGAAAACGTATATGCTATCCAAAGCCGCGTTATAACCGGAAACCCAAGCGCGATAGTTTTCCGATACATATTCTTTCTGTGTCACTGGAACCGGAACATATATCGTATCAACCCTATCCTGCCCTTTCTCTTTAACAATAATTGGATAAGGTATCTCAACCTCGCTTAATTCAATTTCAAAAGAAGGAATCGGCAAAACTGTTCTCAAGGTGTCTATTACTGTATCACGTTTGACTTGTGCGTTTTTCGCATCAGTTCTTCGAATGTGGTATCCGGTAAAGAAGCTTGCCACCAGACCGATCAACAACAATATGACGTGCCAGGCTTTCATAGCAGATTCCACCCAGCTATTACATCCGACATAACAGCCTCTATCCCATTCTCGACACGACTCATTCCGGCGACAATCCGGATCATCTGTTCGCGGTCGAAGTTGAGCAGGTCGTCGGGTCCGATCCCGGAATAGCTACTTACCAAAGACACGTACGCGGCCGTATTGTTCTCGTTTTCCGGCGCCCATCGACTGATCATCTTCCGGATTGTCGTTAACTTGTACACCCTATGATAGTTTGACAGGATTTTAAATACTGCCCGATAGCCGTAAGCCATTGACTTAAACTGTTTAAAATCTTTGTCACGGCTAGGGTTCACCTCGCCTTGAAACACGTCACTGTTACGTCTGATGTTTCCCGGGTTGTTGTTTCGTAGTCCACGCGGTAATTCATTCTTTTTCATCTTTTTTGTCTATTTTGCCAAAAGGCGGTTTGCGAACTGTACAATCTATTTTATCACATTTCAACAATTTAAGTTCTGCATTACGAGTTGTTAAATCGTTAATCTCATCTCTTAGATTATTGTTGTCTTTATGTAACTCACTTATGTATTGGCTCTTTGACTGAGCATCCTTTTCTGTTCTTTCAAAAAGTTCTCTCCATTGCTGTGTGACTTTAAAGTCATTCTCAAGCTCAGCCTGTCGTTTTTTTTGCGGGAGGAGCAACAAAGCCGTCAATCCTCCTCCCCCTACAAGTCCAATTAGCGCAATAATAATTTCTTTCCATTCCATTGCCGATCCTTTTATTGTACCCAGAGCACTAAAGAGTACCCTGGATATACTTTTGTTAAGTATTTATGATAATCATTCTTCTTTAGTATTCCGTTGTTCAAAAATTGATTTTGTATCGGATAATGCAGCGGTATAGATGGCTTCGCTGTCTTCGTCCGATATAGGCCTGTCAAACGAAATATTTTTGGTTCCGTCTGCATTGATTGTAATATACCCAAACCGGACATCAGCCTTTTTGACCGTTCCTGTTATCGATGTTACGTTCTGACCTTCGTCTTGTGCTACGTTATACTGTATATCGTAACCTGCAACGTTGTTTAGGTAAGTACTTTTTACCACTGATGATACTTGTTCTAGTGCCATAGTTATTCCTCCTTATTTTTAGATTCTTCGCCTGCTTTCGTGACAGAGTCAATGAGAAACTTCTTAAACGATCTTGATAAAAGAGCCATCATTGTTTTAAAATCTTCGTCAGAGATTTCCAAAGGTCCTTCCGAGTAATATATCTTTCTTGCCAATTCAGTCATAGGGACACTCTCTGAAGCACGATGCAAAGCATCTCCCCACTCTTTTCTTAAATCTAGCGTTTCGATACGCTCTACTCCATATTCTACTTTTAACTCTTTAAAATTGATTCTCATTTGTTTCATTATTATTTTTATTTAATGATTAATATTTAATACATAATATACCTGAGCATAATAAAGCAATATGACAGAATCACCTCTAGCCATATCTATATTACCATATATAGTTGAGTTGGTATCGTTTATAATATTTCCGTCTTGATCTCTTATGGTCGTTTGAGTTCCCAATGTTCTTAAATTTATTCTGCCTGTCCCAATAGCTAATATATTTAGTATAAATGATGTCTTTGAGTAGTCGCCAGTTATATCTCCGTCATATCTAGGAAGGTATACAGACATATAGTTACCCGAATCATTATTAATTATGAAAGTATCGTAATCTTTAAACCAGCTCTGAATAGAATTACTACCTGCTCCCTCTGAAAATTTAAGATATTTTGCTCTCTCCAGATTGGAAAATCCTCCTCTCATTTGTAAACAGCCTTTTAAGCTTAATGCATAATTATGTTCAAGACCTCCGGTTGCTTCAAAATAAGCAGCATAACACGTATCTTCATTAGAGATATTTCTTATCCACAGCGGGACATTCAAACCTAATGTAGCGGGGGCGGTATTTGTGCCGAAGCCAGAATAAATACCGTTACGCGAGATAGTAATAGCATCTTCGTATATATTAAAAGAGGCTATCTTTCCAGAGGTTGCCTGCATCGACCCATCTGGCAATATCTTGAAATAATTGTTTGCAGTAACTACCCCGTTCAGATTTATTTTTGAGGCTTCTATACTTATAGTCTCTGGCGTCTGGTTTATGGCTGATATAATTCCGTCTTTTTTAGCATACAGGGTATTACCATAAGCTGTGGTTAATATACCAGACTCTTCTGTAGGATTTCCATTAGCGTCGAAATTGGCAACAACTAACTGCCATTTATCTTTATTTTGCAGGACAAAAGATGCAGCCGTGACCGCGCTATCGTTAACTGTTTCCCAACTATTGCTTCCATCAATACCTGTATATCGTTTAGTAATCTTTGTTGATGGATTATACCACAACGCACCAACATGTTTAAATTCTTCCCCTGAAGACCAGTTGTTCCACGGATTACTGGTTTGACTGTACTGTTCTTGGCTATATAATCCTACCTCATAAGCTTTACTTGCCAAATCCTTCGCATCCTTTATACCCTGTGTATTCGTGCCTACAGCTGAAGATATTTGATCATACTGTACTGAAAGACTGGCAACAGATGTTTCGAGCGTCTTCAGATCACTTTTGGCTGCAAATATGGAAGTAGCATAATCCTGAGTGATCCAACCTGATGTTTTTATTGTATTATCAATTTTGTTAATTGATTCCACCGTAGCAGAAATACGATTACTTTGAATAGATAATTCCGCATTTGTAGCATAAATACCGAGATCCGGTTTATCCGTCAAGTTGTTGTATCCTGATCCGGATTTTATAGTGAGGTGAGCCGCTACAATCTCCCCATCTACAAGGTTGAAATATGTTTGACCGTCAGAACTAACAATCACGCTAGTCGTAATACTTCCAGGCAACACTTCTGTGAATCCATAGACATTCCGATAGCTTCTTTCTCCCTCATATTCGCTTGATAAAGTACCAACCAGAAAATAGTAATATCCGTCTCCCGGGTCCATCTTATAGGCTGTCTTGCTCAAAAGAAATGATCCAGTCGTCCCCGTCTTTGAACATTTCGCATAGAAATACATCGCAGCCGTTTCGTCTAATGAAGGGGAAGTATATGACGACATATCCCAAAATTTATAGTCCGAAGGCTTATGTGTTGGAGATATCTTGTCAATCCCCAAGGTCATGTGTTGGAGTATAGCAGCCGGAGCCGTAAAGACTTTCGTCTTCTGGTTGTAATCAAAATTAGGTATCGTTTCAACCGGATTTGTTTTATTGTTTACAAAGCGAAATTGAAGACTTTCCGAGCCTACCTGTAAAGACATTGTCTGGATATAAATAGGGTTGATAGCTTCAGAAAAACCGTCAATGGCGGCTTCCAGCATCTTTCCAGTTTCCTCCAAATCCCTAAACCTCCTTTTCGTTAAGGATATCGAACCTTTATACCTATTTTCATCGACAACTTCATTCGAGTCAATCTTACCTAAATCTGTAGAAATAGAGCCTCCCACCGGCACATTAGACAGTTCAATAACAGGGGCGTGAGGCTTATTTATGTAGTCCTTAACCGAAGTTATACGGATTAGTATTCCTTCTGGCTGAAATTGGGTATCCGAAAACTGGATATATCCACCCGGTACTATTTTGCCCCCTATTTCCAGCCATTTGTTTTTAGCCCATATGGGGTCTAGCTCACCTGTAAAGCTAAATTTCTCCTCTTCGTTCTCATAAAAGTACCTAACAGCCTCTTTAAACATCTCCCATGACGCTCCAGTCTGAGTTGCATCATCTTGGATATATGCCTGTGGTAACTTGATGTTAAAGATTGCATATTTATCCCCGATAGCCGGTTTTAAGTTCTCGTTTGGTAGAGTAACACCATCTTCTTCTAGCGGGACAAGTTTGAAAGTCCGTGTTGCATGATCATAGCCAGTCAGATCGGTGTCTGTCTGGACAATATCAAACTCTCTTCCGGTCAATACGCCAGTCTGAAATATCATCGTAGCTTTTTCTCCTGCAATTCGGCAGTCACGATAATTTAGATCCGCCGGTATAGTCGAATCAACAATGTTGTAAAACGTAACAGGATTGCCAGCATCGTCTTTGCCTTCTTCCGTAGTCACAGCGGTGACTTCGCCCACTCTGGAAGGATAAATATTTGAAGCGTCATAACTATCTTCATTATACTGAGACACTTCTTTATCCGCTCTGGTGATATACATACCATCCTTATCCGTCTTGTATTTACGTCCTTCGTATTCAAGCTCTTTGGATTTAGGTAATAAAAGATATCGGCTATTATATGTTGCCAGATCGATATTCCTATCGCCACCCTGTACAAACAGCAGGTTTAGCGGTGATTTATCACCTTGGGTAGCTCTTCCTACTCCCGGTCTAAAACCATTTCCTTTACCATATGATAAAGCTAGAGGCTCAGTCTTAAACTTCTCGACCTTACGTAAATGGATAGTCTTACCGTCTATTTCCCATTCTGTGTTAAATTCTTGTGCTAGCCTTCCAAGTACATCGTAACAATACTCATGGTTAAACGATAAATATTTTTCCGTTGCAACAATACAATCTCCTACAGTCCACCCCGAATCTCTCAAATTAAGATTGTCCACAAGCAACTGAAGGAACATTTTGGGCTTGGCCGTTAGAGTAAACTTAAGCTGAAAGGGAATATCAGAAAGAGACTTGTATTTGTATCTCTTGAGTATCTCCTGATTACTGCCGAATGTTATTGTATACTCAAAATTTCTTGTCCCATGCTTTTTAAAATTATCCGGTCTCCATAAGGTATATCTTTGTCCTTGATACTCTATATATGATCCGACGGGAATAGTTGCATATTCTAGGAGACTAAGATTTAGAGTAACAGAGTTGTCCCCCATTATCGCCCGGTTTCTGACGCTGGAATCGTTAACCTGAACATCAAATAATACTTCGCCTGTTTTATCGTAGATAATCATATTTCGATATTTTACGATAAAATTATCCGATACTTCTGTTTGCAGGAAATATCGGATAAAGAGAAACGTAACAGTTACGCAAGTGTGACGATATTTTTTTTATTTGAACAAAACAGCCAGAAAAATAGCACTTATAGCCGCTATCTCTACCCAAAACATAGGTCTGCTTTGGTAAAATTTATACCAAAAGTTCCCTTCTTTTTCTTTTGCCATATACAAGGCTGTGTATCCGATATATCCCAGCCATACAACAAGCATATACCATGCGTTGAAAGCAACCCATAATTGCGATCCAACAACACACATAAGAGCTCCGGCAAGATGTATCTTTCCCTCGAACTCTTCCTTGAAATTAGGAGCCGCTCCAACCATAAACATACCTACGCATGCCAGAAAAGCAAGAAACTCTGTTCCCGGTTTACTTGCCTCTAATATAGAAGGCATAAGCAGCCCTGCTGTCAACCACATGGTAGCTAAAAACCAATACGGATGCTCTAATTTATAAAATGTTGCACTGATTGAATAAGGAACACCCTTAGCCTTAATACACACCGCTGTGGTGTATCCGGTAATAATCAATAATGAAATAATTTGTAGTATCATGTTTTTAATTTTAAGTTAGTCAATCCACTGGTCTCACGTATAAATCAACCAAATCCTTAAGTTTTGAATAAACAGGATCTATTGATCCCCTATAACAAAAATACTTCACACGAGCTCCATTGTCTAATTCTGTATAGTATTTGTCTTGCTCTAGTGCCATCCCCGAAGCGTATAACTTTGGATCAAACTCTGTTCCCTCATGATTTTCGTCCAAGCGTTCATATAATGCTGCGGTATCAATTGACGGAGGGTATATTTCTAGCACAGGATTAATAGGTTGTCTAACTTTCCACAGCCAATCATTGTACAACACACGATTACCTATTTCCAACTTACCACCGATAAAGTCTATCCATTCTGCATGTCCGTATTTATTCTTTACCGCTGTTGTATCATCCATAGTCATAGCAGAGATGGACATACGGCTAACTCTCAATACCTGTACTTCCGGATCATGTTGTTTTTTATAATCAATAGCCGATTGTAATTCTTCCGTTGTCCTGCGAATTACTTCCGGATATCCAGCAACTTCAATATTTTTAACTTCCTCTATTGTTGTTGTTTTTTCAATAGCCTTTAGTAAATTATCTGTCACAATATTGCAAGAATCATCATAGTCATACATTTCATTGATAGCCTCAATTATTATATCTGAAGGATAAGTTATATAATTAAATGTAATATTGTTTTTATGAGAACTTCTGTCCTTTATTTCCGCTCTACCATAACCATGCATATATATATCCTTACCATCAAGATAATAGTGGTGAATGTCCTGATCGAATACCTCTTGCTTCTTGTCTTCCTTTGCCACATACAGTAATTCTTCTGGTGTAGGTACAGGTTTAGGCATCAACTGTAATTTCAAAACTTCTTCAACAGATGCATCAGAGTTTGATTCCTTAAACATAATATTATCTTGACTTAGAATTACCCAATAGCCTTTAGCATAATCATCCCAGCCTTCTCCGATAGCATTACTGTCTTTATCTAACTTTTCATTAAAGCCCACATAAATTGTCTCTGCATCGCGATTTACATACCAATATCTATATTCATCGAAATTTATTGTATCCATATTAAATTTATTTATAATTACTTATGCCCCATATATCTTAGTATAACAACACCACTACCACCATTGCCTCCACCGTATCCGATAGTAGTAACTGGATTTGTCCAGCCACCACCACCGCCACCGCCATATCCCGAACCAGGAAGACCGCCTCCATCACCTACACCAGCAACAGCATTTCCCAAGCCATAGCCATTACCACCATATCCTCTTCTTTGATAGACAGCTCCACCACCGCCTCCCCCAGATGTAGCTTGCATAGATGCAAATGGTTTTACCGAACTACCTCCTCCACTACCTCCAGAGCCGCGGTCTCCTGCTGTTCCACTTCCTCCTTCAGAACCTCCATCTCCACCATCGCATCCGCCACCACCGCATCCGCCAT